ATGCTGTTTCTCTCCCCTACGCTTGTTTCAAGCCCGCCAATGGCAGAAGAAAACAAACCATGACCGATTTAGCCGGAAGCAGCCAGATACAGCCCTACGAGATTGGGGAGAATTTAGAAGTAGCCATTAGCAGCGCAGACTGGATAACAATCACGGACGCTGGGGCGGTTGCACTATCTCGACGCCTTGCCTACGCATTAGACACTAGCTTCAACAGCGGAGAACTTAAAGAAGTACCGGCACTTGCGGCGAGGTTTACCCAAATTCTGGCACAATTACATTTAACCGTGGAAACACGCATACAGGGCAACAAGGAAGAAGAAGTTAATGGACTTGGATACGTCACAGACTATTTACGGGTTCTCCAAGCCACGCCTTCAAAGCCCGCAGCTGGAGTTACCAAGCGCAGGACAAGTAGTAAGCAACTTAGCTAGAGAATTTGGGCAGCCGCTTTTACCCTGGCAAGAATACGTAGTAAACGACGCCTTACAAATGACGCCCGAAGGTAAATGGGCTAAGTCAAATATTGGCATTTTGGTAGCAAGACAAAATGGGAAAACGGCGCTTATGCGCCAGGTCTTTTTAGCTCACTTGTACGTATTCGGAAGTAAGCAAATTATTGCTATGGCGCAAACCCGCCAGCTAGCCTTGGACACTTTTAAGCAGACCGTAGATATGGCGGAAAGTTTGGACTGGACGCGTAAAAGGATTAAGCGGGTAAGCCGGACTAACGGGCAAGAAGAGCTGGAAGTTTATTGCCACCATTACCCGAAGAGCTGCACGGAGAAATGCCAGCGTATTAGGAAGTACAGCATTAGGGCGGCAACTTCGGAAGGCTCACGCGGTAGCACGGCGAACTTACTTTATGTAGACGAATTGCGCGAAATTTCCGAAGAAGCCTGGCAAGCAGCTGTGCCACTAACCCGTACTACTGGCGGGCAGACCTGGACTACTTCCAACGCAGGCAGCGAAGCCAGCACAGTTTTAAACGGTTTACGAACTAGGGCGCTTATGAACCAGTCGCCGCGTATGGGGTGGTATGAGTGGAGCGCGTCGGAAGGTTCACAAGTAAGCCCGCCGGACATTAGGGCTATTCAACAAGCTAACCCAGCGCTTGGTCATTTAATAGACCTTGAAAGCATTTTAGATAGCGCCAAATTTGACACTAAAGAAGCCTTCCAAACGGAGTCTTTGTGTATGTGGGTTTCGTCAATGTCGAGCCCATGGAATATAGAAAAGTGGAATGAGAGCGAGCGCGAAATAACTATGCAAGACGGGTTGCCTACTTACATGGGGCTAGACCTAAGCTTTAACCGCGAAAAGGCTTATTTAGTTAGCGTACAAGAACAGGCAGACAAAAACTTAGCGGTTTTCGTACATGAGTGGCACAAAGACGGCGGAATAAATGACGTGGTATTAGCTGGGGAAATAGCCGAACTTGCCAGGCGCTTTAACCCGCGTGTTGTAGCTTATGACCCGAACACAGCGGGATTTATTGCCCCACACCTAGCCCGCGCTCAAGTACAGACCAGCCCTACACCATGGAGCGGCGCAAATTTTGCTATAGCCTGCGACCAAACTTTAAATGCTATGAATTCAGGGCGCTTAGTCCATGCCGGACAAGAAGTTATGTATGAACACTTAGTAGCCTGTGCCCGCAGACCGGCAGGCGACGGCGGTTGGAGAATTGCCCGACGCGCCGCGACTAACCCAATTAGCGCAGCTGTAGCTTTAGTTATGGCAGTCGGACACGCTACCACGCCACAGTCCGAACCTGTGATAATGTCGGTTTGACCCAACAGGTCACCCGAGGTTCGCGGCTAGCGCTTATGAGGGGTCAAGAACTTACTGGACGCTAGCCGCGACACGGTGAACAGCGTTACAAAGTGTTGCATTATTAGCCACTAACCAAATTCAAGCGCATACTGGCACTATGGGTTTACTGGACGTATTTTCGCTTACTTCCGAAATTAAAGCAGCGCAACCGGCAACCGTTACAGCTGCTATTAACGTGTTACCAAGCCAAAACTTCGCGCCTATGTTTATGTCGCCTTATACGACACGGCAAGAAGCTATGGAAGTACCGGCAGTAGCTAGAGCGCGCTCTATTATCTGCGGCACAGCTGCAAGTCTTCCGCTACACGCTTACAACAAAACAACAAACGCCGAAGTATATGGGCGAACCATTTTAGAACAGCCAGACCCAGCGCTACCTACAGCCGTTACTATGAGCTGGACTTTTGACGACCTGCTATTCCATGACGTCGCCTACTGGCAGGTTTTAGAAGTATCGCCAGAAGACGGACGTCCAACACGCGCCCGACGTATTGACCCATTACGCGTAAGTTACCAAACAGACGGTTTAACGGGAATTCTTATCGACGGTTTTTGGGTAGACGGTAACCAAGTGCCTATGTCTGGTATTAACTCTTTAATTGTTTTTTACGGTTTAGGAACTGGCGGTATTTTGACCCGCGCAGGGCGCACAATTAAGACCGCTTTAGACCTTGAAAAAGCAGTAAGCCGTATGGCGGAAGAACCTAACCCCGCTATGTACATTAAAAATAGTGGCGTAGACCTTCCAGCTGCTCAAGTTTCTAGCCTTCTAGCTAATTGGAAAGCAGCCCGCGCCCAGCGCTCAACCGCTTACCTATCTGGAAACCTAGAAGTCCAAACTTTTGGTTTTGACGCTACACAAATGGAACTAAGCGCTAACCGAATGAATACGGCTACAGAAATAGCCCGACTTATGAATATTCCAGCCTGGTACTTAAATGCCGAGAGCACAAGCAGCACTTATAGCAATACCTTGCAGGAGCGCCGCTCACTTATTGACCTTTCGCTTATGCCTTTCCTAATTGCCGTAGAACAGCGTTTAAGCATGGACGATATAACCCCAATGACCCAGCGGGTACGCTTCGAGGTTGAAGAATACCTACGCGGTACAGCTATGGAGCGTATTGAAGTAATTGGGCGAATGTTAGAGCTTGGACTTATTGACATTAACGAAGCCCGAGAAATGGAAGACCTAGCACCAAGAGGAAGCGAAACTAATGCTAATTAACTTCGACGGAAAAATTTTAGCCGCAGACGTAGCTAATAGAACCATTACCGGAACTATTGTACCCTTCGGGATTTCAGGCAATACCAGCGCTGGAGCTGTTGTATTTGAGTTTGGAAGTTTCCAGCAATTCAAAGCAGAAGAAATTATTTTAAACAAAGAACACAGCCGTACAGACCCACTAGGGCGCGGAATTGCAGGTAGTGAAGTTATCACGCCGGCAGGTATTTCAATGTCTTTTAAAATTGCCGGAACTAGCGCGGGAACAGATGCACTTATCGAAGCTGCCGAAGGTTTACGCCCAGCTTTTAGTATTGAAGCTAGCGCAGACGAATACACAATAGATAAGGGCGTTATGCGCGTAAGCGCCGCCACATTACAGCAGGTCGCTCATGTCACCAACCCTGCTTTCAAAAGCGCTCTTATAACAGACGTCGCAGCTAGTGAAGAAGAAAGCGACACCCCAGAAACCCCCGAGGCAGCAGCCGAGGAAAACCAAGAGGAAACAACTATGGAAAACGAAACACCAGAAGTTGAAGCCGCAGAAGAAGTTACAGCCGTACCGGTTGTACAGGCTGCAGCTCCAACACGCACAGCACCACGCAGCCCAATCGTAGACGGAACTTCCTACCTAGAGCACAGCATTAAAGCAGCTATGGGTAACGACGAAAGCCGCCAGTACGTAAGAGCTGCGGACGAAAGCACTACGACCAATACCGGTCTAACTCTTCCTACCCACCTTCAAGAGTTTATTTCTACAACTATTGACGGACGCCCAACTATCGACGCAATTTCCCGCGGCGCTTTGCCAGCAAGTGGAATGAGCTTCACCATTCCTAAGCTAACCCAGGCACCTACCGTTTCAGACGTAAACGAAGGTCAAAGCCCATTCGGTACGCCTATGACTTCTAATTACTTGACCGTGGACGTACAAAAATACGCCGGCGCTTCGAGAATTAGCTGGGAGCTCATTGACAGAAGTTCGCCCGCCTTCCTAACCGAGCTTCTTCGGGAAATGGCTGCAGCTTACGCCAAGGCAACAGACCTTGCAGTAGTTTCTGCCCTTCTATCCGGTGGAACAGATGCCACCGCAGTAGCAGGTACAGCAACAGGCTTACAGTCATTCATTTCGACCGAAAGCGCTGCCGCTTATTCAGGTTCAGGCAACTTTGCCCGAAACCTTGTAGCTAATACCACAAACTGGTCTAACATTATGGGATACCAGGACGACAGCAAGCGCCCACTTTACACAGCCGCAGCACCTTCAAATGCTCCAGGCGCAGTAAATGGAACTTCAATCGTAGGTAACGTGCTAGGCACTAACCTGTTTGTAGACCCACACATTGGAGCAGGCGCAGACGAAGGTATGTTGCTTGTAGCTCCTGAAGCTGCAACATGGTACGAGAGCCCCGTTCGTCAAGTGCGAGTGGACGTAATTGGTTCAGGCGAAATTGAAGTATCCGTATACGGTTACGGCGCTATCGCTGTTAAGAAGCCTTTGGGTATTCGCGTCTACCAGCAGACCGCGTAACACCAAATAATCGTAGGGGCGGTGCTGCCCTGTGCCGCCCCTACACCCCAAAACGGAAGGTTTAACCCATGACAATTATTAGCATTTCAGAGCTAAAGGCTGTACTTGGTATTGGTTCAATCTATCCGGACGCGACAGTACAGCAAGTAGCAGACGCCGCTAGCGACATTATTTTAAGTTACTTGACTTTTAACCGGTCTACTATTGTGAGCGTAGAGCTAGAAGACAACGTAGCAACCTTTTACACAGCCGAACCACATGACTTTGTAGTAGGGTCTGCGCTTACAATTACAGGCTGCGGAAATACTTTTAACGGTTCACGCACGGTAACCGAACACAGAGCCAGAAGCTTTAAAGCTGCAATTACAGCTGCAGACGTAGTGGCTACTCCATTAGTCCCACACGGTAGAGCCGTGCTTACTTCACAAGCTGCCCTTTATAATACAAACGCTAGCGTAAGAGAAGCCTGTTTAGCCCTAGCCGTAGATATTTGGGAAACCCAAAAGGGCACTATGGGACAGCAAGGCGTAGATTTCGCGCCAGCGCCTTACCGCCTTGGACGCTCAATGCTGCAACGCATAATGGGGCTACTTGGTAAAGATGTAGACACTAACAGCATGGTTGGGTAATGGCTAACTTAGTAACATTACGCGATAACCTGGCTACAGCTTTAAGCGCAGCTGGGCGGGTAGTTTATGCCTTCCCGCGGGAACAAATAACCCCGCCGGCTATTGTGCTTGTACCTACAAGCCCTTACATAACCCCAGTCGCTATTGGTGGTTTAAGTAACCGCCTAAACGTACGTTTTGCTTTAACCGTGGTAGTAGGCGCAGCCGATAACCAAGCCGCTTTAGCAAATATTGAAACTTTAATGCTTGATGTATACGACACTTTACCAAACGGCACAAGCATTATTAACGGTTTTTCCCAGCCACAAATAGAAGAAGTGACCGGACAACAAATGCTTACTAGCTCATTAACCATTGAGTTAGTAACAACTAACTAACAACAAAAAGGAAGGGTTAGCCCAATGGCAACTTACATTACAGGCAGGGACTTAACCCTGACTATCGACGGCGACAACTACGACGCGCAGGCTTCAACAGTTACGCTAACAGTCGAAAAAAACCAAGCAACACTAGAAGTACTTAGTGGACGTGCTTACAAGACTATTGACCAAACCGCTACCCTATCGGTAGAAATGTTTGCCGACTGGGGCGCAGCTGGTTCTTTGTGCGACCAACTCTGGGACAAGGCGAAAGCAAATCCAGATACAGCTATTAGCTTTAGCTTTGATGCAGACGGTTCGACCTTTACTGGCACTTGCTTCGCTAACTATCCAGTAGCAGGCGGCGGCGCAGTAGATGTACTAACTACAACAGTAGAACTAGTCGTAGAAGACGGCAGCGTAACCCGCGCTTAACTAAGAGAACAGGGCACTATAAATGAAAATAGCACTAGAAGTAAAAACTACAGACGGCGAAGAAACTTTACTTACTGCGGTAGTTCCAGACTTTATAGCCTGGGAGCGCCACAGTAAAAGAAAGATTAGTGACTTAGCCGCTGGTATCGGTATGGAAGACCTAGCCTTTTTAGCGTATTCCGTACTAAAGCGAACTGGCACAAATGTAAAGCCTTTCGATAGTTGGATAAATTCGATAGAGAATATCGAACCAATCGAGGAAGACCCAAAAGCCACCAGCTAGGAAGTCTGCAACGGCTACTTATAGAAATAGCAGTAGCCACGCAGACCCCCCCTAGCGCATGGGAAGACCGGAGCGCAGAAGACTTAATAACGGTATTAGAGATTTTGGAAAGGAATAAAAAGAGTGGCTGAAAAAGAAACGATAACTTTTAAGGCAGACCCTAAAGACCTTCAAAACCTTTATGCCGCTTTTAAAAGACTTACCGACGAAGCTAATAACGAGCTAAAGACACAAGTAACGGCTATTAGTGCCTGGACTGCTACCAAAATACAAGCAGCTGCCAGCCTTGCGCCCTATATGCCTAAACAGGCTTCACGGGTAGCCGATACAGTACGCCCAAATAAAGACCGAATACCTAACGTAACTATTGGCGGAAGCAAACGAAACTTTAGCGGCGGCGCAGCTGTAGGAGAAGTTTTATTCGGTTCGGAATTTGGCGCAGAGCCTTACCTAACCAAAAAGAAAAACGGTTCTAACATAGGTGCTAACACTTTTGGAAAGAATAAAGGACGACGCTTTCCACCTATGAGCCCGCCCTATAACGGTGGTAACGAAGGATACTGGATTTTTCCAACGCTACGTAGGGAACAGCCAGCCATTACTAGCGCTTGGATTACAGCCGTCGATAGCGTTTTAAACACATGGAGTAAAAACTAATGGCTAATATTAGAACCTTAAAACTTAACCTTTTAGCAGACGTTTCCAACTTTAATAAAGAGCTAGGCGGCGTACAGGGCAAGTTAAAAGGCTTTCAAAATAGCCTAAGTAAAGCTGGGCAAGTTTCGACGATTGCCCTTGGTGGATTAGCCGCAGCTGGTTACACAGCCGTTAGAGCTGCCGAAGAAGTAGCCGTAGCCAATAGCAGACTAGACAACATTTTGACTAGTATGGGCTACCCAGAAGCTACTAAGCGGGTTATGGATTATGCTGCAGCTCTGGAAGTTACTACAGCTGTAGACGCCGAAGTAATTAAACTAACCCAAGCAAAACTGGCTACCTTCGCTAACTTAACCGCAACAGTAGATACAGCCGGCGGAGCGTTTGACCGCGCAACCGTGGCAGCCCTTGACATGGCGGCGGCTGGGTTCGGTTCGGCAGAAAGCAACGCCGTACAGCTTGGTAAAGCCCTAGAAGACCCTATTAAGGGTATTAACGCTTTGACCCGTTCCGGCATTACCTTTACGGACGCCGAAAAGGAAAAAATTAAGGTTATGGTTGAGTCTGGCGACACGCTAGGCGCTCAAAACATGATTTTGGCAGCCATTGAAAAGCAGGTAGGCGGCACGGCAGAAGCCACGGCTACGGGTTCGCAGAAAATGGCGCTAGCTTTAGGCAACGTATCGGAAGCAATAGGCGGCGCTTTACTGCCATTCTTTACACAGTTTTCGGAAAAGGTTATAGAGTTTACGCCGTTTCTAGAGCAAAATGCGGAGATGTTTTTAAAGGTAGGCGCAGCTATAGCAGTAGTAGCCGTAGCTGTTAAAACACTTCAAATAGGTATAGCAGCCCTTAGCCTGGTTATGCAGATAGCCACCGGCATTACAGCCGCGTTTAACTTCGTGCTAGCCCTAAACCCTATTGGCTTAATCGTGTTAGCCGTAGCTGCACTAGCCGCAGCTTTCGTTTTGGCTTATAAAAAGATTGAACCGTTTAGGGATTTAATAGACAGCATTTACCAATCCATTAAAAAGGTAGGCAACGCTATAGCAGACAGCGCTTTAGGCAAGGCTATAGGCGGAATTATTGGAAGCTTCGGCGGCGGTAGAGCTGCCGGCGGGACTGTTATGGCTGGGCAGTCTGTTCGCGTAGGTGAATTTGGAAGTGAGATTTTTACTCCAAACAGTTCGGGCGTAATTCGTAGAGATAACGGCGGCGGCGGTAATACCTTCGTGTTTAACGGCGTAGTAGACGGCGAAAGCGCACGGCGCAGTATCGAAAGGTTAATGCAAAATAGTGCCCGACGTACTGGCGCGGTTTCGTTAGTAGGGAATACCTTGTGACAACTTACAGCCCTAACCCGACAGTAGAATTTAACGGCGGGCTATTTTTTGCGGATAACACCATTTCTAATATTTCGATTAGAGCAGGGCGCGACGACGTTTTAAGCCAGCCGCAGCCTTCTTACGCACGTATTGAAGTATGGACAGACGCCAGCGAACCTTTAGCAATTAACCTAAGTGAGTCCGTAATAGTTTCCATAGATAAAGGAACTAGTGGAACAGCGCCTATTTTCACCGGCATTATTTCGGACGTAGAAATTTCCTTAGACGGTTACGGAGATATTGGCAGTATTGCCCGTTACTCAATTACAGCCGTAGGAGCGCTAGCGCAGCTAAATAAACGGCTTGTAGGCGGTTCAGGATTTAGTAAAGAATTTGACGGCACACGTGTTTTTAACATTCTTTCCGAAGCCTTTTTAACTTCGTGGTTAGATGTAAACCCCACGCTTCAATGGCAACAATTACCGACAGAAACTACTTGGGCAACTTATGACGCCGCTAATATTGGTCTAGTAGATGCTCTTGTAACTACCGTAGATGTACCAGGCGACTATGAACTAATTTCTTACAGCGGCGGCGAAACTAACGCTTATGAGCTAATACAACAGGCTGCCCAGTCAGGGCGCGGGGTTATTTGGGAAGGCGGCGACGGGCATTTACATTACGACGACTACAGCCACCGCGTAAATAACACACCGCTAACGCTTACAGCTGACGATATTTTAGCCCAAGGTCTTAAAACCACCGCCCAATGGTCAGAAATTGTAAATGACGTAACCGTAACTTACAAGGCTAACGCCACTAAAACAGCCCGCGACGAACAAAGCGCCATTTTATACGGACAATTAGCAGGAAGCCGAACAACACAGCTAGAAAACGCTACAGACGCACAAAACCAAGCTAACGCTTTTTTGACGTCGCGCAGCTACCCGCGTACTTATCCCGAGATTATTACGATACCTTTACATAGCCCAACAGTATCGGACGCCAAAAGGGACGCTCTAGCCGAAATTTACAACGGTCTACCCGTGGTAACTAATGACCTACCAGCCGTTTTCGGAACTAGTTTTAGCGGTTACGTCGAAGGCTGGACATGGAATATAACAAGATATACCGCCGAATTAGCTTTAACTTGTTCGGCGTTTTACGAAACATACCCGCATTTAGTCTGGTTTCAAATACCAGTTACTACGACTTGGGCGGGGTATACTCCAATTACCGACAAGTGGGAAGATTTATAAGCTATGGCTTCAACAACAAATTACAGCTGGAGCACTCCAGACGATACAGCGCTAGTAAAAGACGGCGCTAGCGCAATTAGAACTTTAGGTAGTTCTGTAGATACCACACTTTACACTGCATTAGGTGGTGCATACCCGGGCTTACGTTTAGTAAAAAAGCAAACTATTGGCACAACCGTTTCATCAGTTGCAGTAACAAGTGCATTTAGTTCGACTTATGAAAATTATCGCGTTGTCATTAATGGTGGTTCTGTAACTGGTGCAGGTGGCATTTTGTCCTTGTCTTTAGGCGCATCTACCACTGCTTATTACAACACATTAGTTTACGGAAATACTTGGGCTACACCAACAGCAACAGGAGCAGCAACCAATAATGGCGCGGCTTGGAACTTTGCTGGTTTTGCAGATGCCAATCAAATGTATTTTAATTGTGACATTTCCTCGCCATTTTTAACAAAGTATTCATTTATGAGTGGCAATTACATTAGTGATACTAACGCAGGCGCAGTGCAAGGTGTTCATAAAGTTGCCACTTCTTACACTGGTTTTACCGTCAACATTGCTGGTGGCACAATGACCGGCGGAACAATTTACGTCTATGGATATGGGATAAGTTAAAATGGCAACTACAAAAACGGCAGCAATTGAAACACCTGCAAAGCTTTTAATTCAAATAGACGACGAAATACGAGAAATGACTGATGATGAATTCGCAATTTATGAACAGCAAATTGCTAATATACCAGAATTGCCGAAAGCCGAATAAATGACTTTCCTAACGTGGTTAGCGCATAGCCCTATCGCTTCATTTTTAAAAGTATTTGGCGCAGGGGCTTTAGGCTGGGTTTTAATGAACGCAGACAGCTTGGGAATACACCCAGCCGCAGCTATTGGCTTAGGCGCAGGGCTTCCAATTCTTATTAACTGGTTAAACCCAGAATATGACAATTACGGAAGGGCTAACCTAGATGAAACCCGTTAAAAAAGGCGCGGTTAGTTTTCCCTATGGGGCTAAGTATCGTACCGGCGCTTTACATAAGGGCATAGACTACGGCGTCCCGACTGGTACACCTGTTTACGCAGCTGTAGGCGGCGTGGTAGTACACGCAGGCGCTAACGGCTGGGGTAAGGGCTGGGGTCGCTCATTCGGTATACACGTCATAGTAGATAACGCTAAGTTTCCAGACGGTTCGGCGGGCTTATGGGCTGGTTATTGCCACTTATCAGAAGTTAAAGTAGCTGTAGGTCAAAAGGTTAAAAAAGGCGATTTGTTAGGGTTGTCAGGTAATACAGGAAATAGCACAGCTGCCCACCTTCATTTACAAATTCTTTCGCAGCGTACCTGGTCGCCTGTAAAGCACCGAAACCCCGATAAGTGGATTAAAGCCTAGTGTTATGGATTTATTACTTTTAGGGCAAAACGCCGCCGCTATTCTTACTATTTCTACCCTTGTAGGAATGTTTATTAAGTGGGCTGTAGTTAAGCCAATTAAGCTCTACATAGACCAGGCTACAAAACAAATAGCCCCAAATGCTAACGGCGGGCGCAGCTTAAACGACTTAGTAGACAAAGTGGACGAAATTAAAACAATGCTAAATAGGCATTTACAAGACCACGACACGCCGAAATAAAAAAAGGTTGTAAATGGGCTTGACACGTTGCATAGTGTTGCATTATTTTAGAAAAGTACCAACAACGGTATAAACAGGGTAAAGGAAATAACATGAATACATACGAAGTTTACGGATACGAAAACTACCAAACCGTAGTAGCTACTATAAATTGCGACACACTAGACGAAGCAAGCGCGTGGGCTAAGGATAACTTAGGCGCGAAGGGCTGGTCTTCTATCCATAAAGGGAGCTAATGGAAAAGTACCTAACCGCTAAACAAATGGCGGATAAGCTGCAAGTCAATCGGACTACATTGTGGCGCTGGGAAAAAAACGGAACTCTTAAACCGCTAAAAATTGGCGGGGTCAAGCGATACAGTACAGACCAAATAGACAAAAAATAACTACAAGAGAAAACAGGGCAAAAATGTTTTTTAACGGATTTACACTATTGCTAATGATTATTAGCGCTATTGCAGGCTTCGCTTTCGGTATTCGTGTCGAAGAAGCTCATAACCGTAACCGCGCGAATGAGTGGTTAAACGGCGAAACTATAGAACAGCAAATGCAGCGCGACGGGTGGCAACTATGAGCTACGACATTTCGGATTATGTAGACGTAAAGACCCGCATAGAGTTGCTGTATAAAAAGTACCCCGAAGCTTCTATACAGTTTGAGTACATGGGCGTAATGGAAGGCAACCCCGACTTTATTTGGGGGGTCGCCAGGGTTTACAGAAGCCCCGAAGACCTTTTACCTACTACTGGAACGTGTAGCGAATTGGCGCAGGGTAAAACAGCCTTTACACGCGGTAGCGAATTAGCCAATTTGGAAACTTCGGCGATAGGTCGCGCGATTGGGGCGCTGGGTATTGGTTTAGGTAAGTCAATGGCTACAAAACAAGAAGTAAATGCTGCTCAAGCTAGGCAATTTACCCCAGCTGCAGAAGTAGACCCCTGGGCTTTAGCAGATGAACCCGCAGGGCTATCCGTCCCACAATGTTTACATGGTGATATGCGACGCAAGACCGGACTAAAAAAAGACGGTACGCCTTACGCGGGTTACGTTTGCACAGTAGGCGGGGCAGGCGACGCCTGTAAAGCGCGTTGGGATAGGTCAAAATGACACACGAAATAAGGAGCATGGAAACGCACCTAAAAAATACCTGGCAGTTTGACAAGTGGGGTTTTACTTCATGTATGCCAGACGCAGTAACCCTTAGCGACGTAGACGGGCTTTACTGCTACTTTATGGAAACGGCTTATAACTTTCTATTTGTGGAAATGAAACATTGGGACGGCATGGGCGAAATTCCACGCATTAACACTAGAAGCGGGCAGGCTATCGCCTTACACCGGTTAGCACAGCAAAAGAACTTTACGGTGCTTATTGGTTACGGCGACACAAGCAGCCAGGTAGTACACGCTGCCGAAGTATGGAATAACGGTCAAGTGCACGAAGTCGAATTTAAAGAAGCTTTGGCTTTGTGGTGGGGTTACCATGCCAGACGATAACGACGTACAGCGCTGCACTTGTGGCGCTTGGTATTACATTGGAAAGCCGTGCGGCTTTTGTGAGAAATGGAGAAACAGGGCATGAGCGAAAAACAAACGCTAGAAAAGTTATATGACGCAGGCTACACAAATGCACTAATGCAGCTGCGGGTTCATATTAACTATATTATAGATAAACCAAACAGCCAGACTAAACAAGTATTTGACCTAATAAACGTAATGCTTGAAGTCATAGAGGATAAAGAAATATGAGCGACGAAATTTGGAACAGCATTAAAGCTAAGGTGCACGGACATTATTTAGCAGCTCATAGCCTGCCGGAATACTGCAAGGGCTGTGGGGCAACATTAAGCCCAACAGACTTAGGTTATGACCCGTACACAAAAGAAAGACTATGGGTTACCTATTGCTGTGGCACTATGAATAAATACATAGAAAAAGTCGGCGGTTTAAACTTCCAACAAATGCTAGACGACTCAACAGAGTAAAACGACACGCCCTAAGCTTCCCCACATTAGGACGTGTCGCATATACCTACTAAGGTACAAAGTCTGTTACAACTCACTAAGCAGTATAACTTAGGGCGCGCTAATAACACGCTAAACCGCCGTTTGAGGGCGTACTATTGTTATGGATTTATTAGCCCATAAAGGCAGAAATGCGAGCTTAAAAGGTGTACTTGAAACGAGCCGCCCAAGTATTACTAACCAAACTCTTTAAGCATATGGCGCGGCTGGACATTAGTCCCCATGACGACCCACACGAAAGCGACGGGTTAAGAAGTGGTGTTAAGTAAAGCCATTCCTTGCCTACTCAAGCTCAGGGTTAAACCTTGCTAACCTTACTAAGTGGAATATGTACAAGTGCCGAAGCACGATTTAGTACAGTACGTAGAGCGGGTAAACTTACTAATTCAAGACCATGACAAACAAACGCAAGAACTAAGCGACATAAGGGCATTAGCAGACATAGTAAACGAAACGTGGCAGTCCAGGCTAGATTTACTAGCTGACTACATACTTGACCTAAACCCTAAAGAAACAAGCACTTATGAGCGTGGGCTAATGAAGGCTTACGAGATTATGAAAGGGCAGCATGAGTAAACACGGACTACGGGGCAACACTACTAAGCGTGAAAGCCTTAGAGCACAAGCTTTTAGAATGTACGGTAAGACCTGTAACTACTGCGGTGACATTGGTTTAGAAGTAGACCACGTAATAGAGCTAGCAGCTGGGGGCGACGACTCCATAGAGAACCTTCAAGTACTCTGTCGGGATTGCCATAAGAAAAAGACAAGTGCATTTAACAGTAAGCGCATGAAGGCACACACAGGCACAGGGGGCGTTTTTTCTAGTCAACCCGCAC